ACATGAAAGAACTGCAAGATAAAATTAAGCCAAAGAAAGAAAGCAAGAAAGAAGGCAAGCAAGAAAGTAAAAAATAATATTTTTTTAATATTATCACCTAGCGAAACCGCCCCGCGGTGGGGCGGCTTTGTTTTGAGGTTTTAGCATGGCATTTGAAGAAGATCTTTCAGAATTTTTTGACACAGCGGACGGGTTCGGCGTTGCCGCCGTGATCGATAACGTAACCACAGTAAATGGGATTATTGATCATAACTATGTTGATGTTACGGCGGGCTTTGTCGATGTGACAGTTAACGAGATTGTTTTTATATGTGAATACAACGATCTTCCAATGCACGCAGTTGACAAGGCGATCGTAATTGAAAACGCAAGTTATTTAATAAGCAGCATTAAGCAAGATGGCACCGGCAGGCTGGCCAAGGTCAGACTAAAAAAACAAAAGGCATAGGCTATGCACGTAAGAGCGCAGATCAGAGCGGCAGTGGTTGAGGCGTTAAGCGGCTCACTCGAAGAAGTAGAGGAAAAAGTTTTTAATGCCCGCGCATTACCTATCGATCAAAGCAAATGGCCAGCGGTATTGGTTTACACGAACCAAGAAACGCGCGCGGAAAGCATAAGCTCAGATGAAGAAGGGATCCGCCAACATAGCCGCACGGTCGAAGTGTCGATCCAGATAGTGTCACAGATTGACGATGGCGAACCGGAACTAATAGACGGGATCGCCGCAGCCATTGAAGAAAAATTAACAGATACGAATTTAGATCTTTATTCCATTGTAGTTGATTGTGAATACGCAACAACAGAAACGGAACAAATTAACAGCGGTGAAACCGAGCTACATATTACAACTTTAAGATTTAACGCTGATTATTACGTGAAAGAAAACGATCCACAAACGGCAATTATTTAAGAGGCAAAGAGCATGGCTAAAAGAAAAGGTAAGGGCGGCAAGGTTCGATTGGATGGTGTAGTGGTTGCACATATTCGTGATTGGTCTTTAAGTCAGTCGACAGAAACGGCAGACAGTACCACGATGGATGATGACGATATGACGCACGAAGCAACGCAAAACAGCTGGGAAGCGCAAGCCAATTTGTACTGGGATAAGGCGGATGCAGGACAAGACGAGATCACGAACGGATCCAGTGTCGTTGTTGACATAATGCCAGAAGGCGCGGACACGGGATCGGAGTATTACACAGGCACCGCTACTATTATTAATATTGAACGCAAGGGCGAATTTAGCGGCATGGTCGAGGCGTCCGCAACTTTACAAGGTAACGGTGCGTTAACTGTTAGCACGGTGATCTAATTGCTTTCTAAAATTGACGCAAAGCACACCATAACCATTATTGTTGAAACCGATCCAGCGATCGATCTTGATTCTGAACAGTGTAATTGGCCGCTATACAAAGCCACGCTTGATGAAAGCCACTTGGTTTTTAAAAAAGACCAGGATCCCACGCGCTTTGAAATTGGCCTGATCCCCTATCGACATTTGGCGCGCATACAAGATGGCGCCGTGAAGGGTGTAAACGCAGGCCCAGCCAGTGAAAGGGTGATCCAAGTCACGCCGTATTTGTCGGCGGTTGAGTTTGTCCGCCACGGTGTTGTTGACATTAAAAACCTAGATGGCTTGGAATTTAAGCGAACAGGAACGCCACGCGTGGTGCCTGATGATGTAATGAACATGATCAGCGCATGGGGCGTCATGGCCGAGTTATCCGATCATGTGATGACATTTAACAAAGTCACAGAGGACGACACAAAAAACTAATAGCGGCAGTGTCGATCCCCGTCGAAATGGGCGGCACTGTCTGGAATTGTGACGATTGCAGCAAAGAAGAACAAAAGCTAAGAGGGTGCCACGGCGGGGCAAAGCTTCCAACTCTGTTAGTCACGGGCGATTATTCTAATACATGCCCGGTAAGGCTTGGCGCAAAGGTTGAGCCGGTTTTAAGAGAATATAGCCATTGGAAAGCGGGGCGGCTTTTTAATCCCGGCACCTACGCCGATCAGCCCGGTGTTTATATCGAGCTAATGCGTTTAATTGATAACTTAATTATACAAAGGCAAAAACAAGACAATGAACAATAAGCAGGTTTCATTTGTGATCGCCGCAGTAGATAAAGCCAGCCTTGTGTTAGGCAAGGTCGGCAATGGCTTTAAAAAATTCAACAAGCGCGCAAGCAAAAGCGTGCGCGGTGTTGGTAAGGTTTTAAGCGGGTTAAGAAAAACGCTTTTTAATCTACCCACGTTAGTGACGGGCTTTTTAACTGCATGGGGCGCTACGCGGCTAATTGATGCCGCGATCGGTAAATTTAACAAAGCCGATAGTGCGTTAAGGGGGTTAAGCGCCGTGGCGGATCGTTTATCCACCGTGGTTAGCGAAGCCGGAGAAAGTTTAGTAGTTAACGCAAATCTAGCCAAGGCCGCCGCCATTGATTTGGCAGAAGATGGGCTTTTAACCGTATCAGATGCAGCCAGCGCATTAAAAAACCTTTTGCTTTCCGGTTTCGGTCTTAATGAGTCAATCGATCTCATTAATGCCACTAAAGACGCCGCCGCATTTGGCAGGCAAGGCGCGCTTTCATTTGGTGAAGCGGTGATAAGCGCCACGGAAGGGATTAAAAACGAAAACAGTATATTGGTGGACAATGCCGGTATCACTAAAAATTTAAGTGTTTTGCAAAAAGAATATGCGGCCAGCATAGGCAAGACGGTGGGCCAGTTGAGCGAGGCGGAAAAGAAAACGGCGATCTATACTGGTATTTTACAAGAAGCTAGCGCCTTTCAGGGTAACGCTGCAGAATTAACAGAAACCTATCAGGGCAAGGTTGCCAGCCTTAATGCCAGCCTAACCACATTAGCTGAAACGGTGGGCAAGCCATTAACCGAAGCACTGGCGCCGTTCATTGAGAAAGTATTGATCCCGATGGTGCGAGAGTTAACCGCATGGGTGAAAGCCAACGAAGGGCTGATCAAGACAAAGCTTGATAAATGGCTCAACATTGTGGCCAATGCGGTTGTGAGAGTGGCCACGGCTATTGAGAATGGCACCTTGTCTGCTGCATGGGAGACATTTTCTAGTGCAGTGTCAAGCACAGTGGATAACCTCACAAGGCTCTCAAATTGGGTAAGCGAAAACCGGGAAATTTTAGGCATTTTGGCAGGCGCCGCCGGTGGCGCAAAGGTTGGCGCATTATTTGGCCCAGCAGGTGCAGCCGTTGGCGCGGTGGTGGGTGGTTTCACTGGCGGAGTGGTTGCCAATTCAACGCGCGCAGATGATGATCCGCAAAGAATAGGCGGGATCACCGTGATCGATCAGCCTGTTATCACCGGAACCGAGCAAGGCGGATTTTTATAAAATGCCTGTCACTTTCTATTATCCCGATGCGGTAACGCCCACCACTACGTTGGTTTTACCTTCGCCGCGCGCCGGTTGGGTGCCGGGTGGCTTTCAGTCTAATGACAATAGCTTTTTAACCGATGGCGGCCAGCGTTTCGTGTATGGCAAGGGTGTTAATAAGCGCTATTACAAAGGTGATTTTGTTATCACTAGCCAAGCGGTTTTTGATGCGTTTGTGTCTTTTTTTGAAACGCAAGCCGTGGCTATGCAAAACACGTTTAGTGTGGCACTACCCAGCGGAAGCACGATCGACGATGTGCGATTTAATCACAACACGATCCGCGACAGAATAGCCCAGCACAAAACAGGTAAGCATTACACCGTAAGCTTTGAACTTGAGGCGGACGCGTGAGGACAACCACAGCGGGTATGGCCACCGCGTTGGCGAAAACGTCAAGCAAGCCGGTCTTTTTAGTTGAATTGGACGCAGGCGGATCAACGTATTATTGGTCTGATCATGTCATCACGGTTGGCGGGCAAGCTTACGAACCAAGGATCGTGGAATGGGGAAGCCTTGGCGCTATCACTGATCGCATTAGTGGTGGCGGCGTTGTTAATAAAACCCGCCTAACTACTTCGCAGTTGCCTAGCGATATTTCAAGCCTTGTTAAAATGGACAGTGTGATCCGCATTTATCTATTTATAGATGGGGAAGGGCTAACAGCGTCCGACCGCGAGCAAGTGTTTGCCGGGGTGATAAGTGATCCGATATTGATCACATTAGAAAAAGCCACCTTTTCTGTTTCAGGAATTGAAGCGCAAAAAAACGCAATGGTGGGCGAATTGTTAACGGCGGATGAATACGCCGGTGCGGATCCTGATGCTATCGGAAAAATGAAGCCGATCGTTTATGGTTCAGTTAGCGGGCATGTGTGCCAGCCGGTTGATGTGGGCGGCATATCCACGGCGGTTGATTATGTTGTAAGTATGGATACATCGATCGAACTAACAAACGCGGCTTTTTTCCCGTCAAGCGGCACCGTGCGAATGGATCGAGAGGAAATCACCTACACAGGGAAAACCGGCAACACGTTAACAGGTTGCACGCGAGGGGCAAACAGTACACCCGCCACAGGGCACGATATTGGCACGCAGGTTATTGAGATACAGGCCGAATACGAATACCTTGTAGCAGATCACCCGGTGCAATCCATTGGTGATGTTTATATAGATGGCGTTCGTATTGTTTCCGGGTTTACTAAGGTTTTAAGCGAAGGCGGCGCCGCGTTTTTGCGGTTTGATGCTCGCCCATACTTTGAGCATGAAGCAAGCTTGACGATCGCGGATTCTTTAACCGTAGAAAATGGAAGCCATACGCATGATTCTAGCGCGTCAGGCGGGATCGGGTTAACCGTCACAGGGTGTTCGGGTTCATTATGTAACAACATAATAGATGGAAACGACGAAACACAGATCACGCTTACAGGCTCGGGATCTAATACGGCCTCGAACCCTGTTAATGTTTTTACTACTTATAATTCTAGTACGTCAGGAAAGGATCCGCATAAATTAAGCATAAGGATCCGCGCCCTTTTTTATACGGAATCGTCCGGCGGAACCTCAACAGGTAACGGCTATATAAGTTGGGGCTTTCAGGTTTTGGCTTATGCTAATGAATTTACCGCGCAAAATGATTTTACAGTAACAAAAGATATTTCTATAAATGATTGGGCCGATGTTGCCAGTATGGCTATATCAATAAAAAACGGCGTTGGTTATGGGTCAATCTATACAAGGCTTTATGAGGTTACGCCGTTAAGCGTTTCCTACACAGAGGATGGCACGATCTCAGCATCATCATCCAATGCGTATAGGGCAGGGGCGATCGATCTTGATGGTAACAGCGTGGCCGAAACGGCGTTGGGCGAGGTTATATCATGCGATCTTGTGGGCCATAACATAGAAACGCCGCACGCAGTGATCGAGCATATTTTATTAAACCACGCCAACAATGTTGTGGTGGGCGATCTTGATGCCAGCATAACAGCCGATCCCGGTTTTCCCGTTGGCACCAAAGTGGGTTTTTCAATCACCAAACAGATTGAAGTTACCAAGCTATGCAGATCGATCGCATGGCAAAGCCTTGCGCGTTTCTTTTGGGATTCAGGCAAGGCCATGCTAACTGTTTTACCTACCACAGCCACGGCCAGCGTTAGAGCGATCACAAAAAACGACACGGTGATCAATTCGCTTTCAATGAAGAAAACACAGCGCAGGCAAATAATTAACAAAATTGATGCGCCATACGACTACCGGGAAGATCTGAAAAAGTATATTAAAACAGAGCGGCAAGAAGATGCGGGATCGGTTGCAAGTTATGGCACGCGGGATGCTTCGCGCACGGTGGTTTTTTCACAGGTTAATGATGCGGCCACGGTGGCGAATAGCGCCGCCGGTATTATTTCGCACTTTAAAGATCCGCAGGACGTTTATGAATTTTTAACGCATTTGGGTAATGCGGATTTGCAGCGCGGTGATGTTGTTGAATACACGCACGACATTGGCGGCGGCATTGTGTCGAAAAAATGCGAAGTGATGGAAACCCATCTTATACCGGGAAGCGGCCCCGGCGGAAGGCCCGATCAAGTGCGGCTATCTATAGAAACAGTGGCTTAAAATAAAAGAGGTTTTAATATAATGCTATTTAAGAAACTGGCCGCTTTTGCGGCTTTTTTATTGCTTGCGGTTTCTCTGCAGGTTCAGGCCGCAAGAACGATCACGGGCGCATTGGTTGATCCTTATGGTGTGGGCTTGGATTCAGCCGTTTTATCATTTAAGGCGCGAACAACAACAGGCGGCGCCACCGGGTTGCCTCGTGGCGCAAGCGCCAGCACAACGCTGGACGCGTCAGGCACTTATAGTTTATCGGTTCAGGCTGGCACTTATGACATAAAGATCACATACCCGGATGGCAAGCGGGTAACGCTTGGCACCAAAGTAACCGTAACCGAAGGCACAGCCGCCGATCTTGGTTTTATCCTTGGCCTTGGCGTACCCGCAACAACCCCGATCCAGTCTTTACTTGATGAAAAAATCGAAGGCCCGGCGCTTTCAACAGATAACGCGATCGCACGCTTTAGCGGCACCGGCGGCAAGCTGGCAGAAAATAGCGCGATCACTATTGATGATTCAGGAAATATGGCCACAGCGGGCACCGTTGATGGGCGAGACATTTCCACAGATGGTGCCGCGCAAGATTCGCACTTGGCAGATGACACCAAACACCGTTTAATCAATGATGCGGGCACGAGTGCCACGGAATTGTGGAGTGCTAGCAAGATCGCTGCAGTTGATGCGGCGACCAATTCAGCCTTAACCACGCACACGGGCGACACAGCGAACCCGCACACAGTGACGCTGGCCAATGCTGGCGTGGGTGGTGTTTCGGTTGTTGATGGCGCCACGGCGGGCGGCCATGAATTGCGAAGCATTAACACTGGCAGTGCACGTTTAACGGTTACGAATGACGCCGCAAATAATGAAATAGATCTGGACGTAGCGGAAGCCGCGATCGTCCACCAAAATATTTCAGGCGCGGGCACCAACGCCCATGCACAAATTGACACCCATATAGGCGACGACACCAAACACCGTTTGATCAATGACGCGGGCACGGCTGCCACAGAATTGTGGAGTGCAAGCAAGATCGCTGCAGTTGATGCGGCGACCAATTCAGCATTAACCACGCACACCAGCGACGACACCAAACACCGTTTAATCAATGACGCGGGCACGGCTGCCACAGAATTGTGGAGTGCAAGCAAGATCACTGCAGTTGATGCGGCGACCAATTCAGCATTAACCACGCACACCAGCGACACCGCGAACCCGCACACAGTAACAGCCGCACAAATTAACCTTGGCAATGTTCCGAATTTAAAACAAAACTTAATCGCCACCACAGCGCCCACCGCAACAGACGACACGGGCGCAGGTTACGCGGTCGGATCTTACTGGTTTGATACAACGGCGGATAAGGCTTACACGTGCTTAGATGCGACCAGCACAGCAGCGGTATGGATTGAGACAACCAGCGCGGGCGGATCGGGTGAAGTTAACACGGCCAGCAACACCGGCGCCGGTGGTGTGGGTGTTTTTGACACGAAAGCCGCCGAAGATCTGCAATTCAAAAACATTAATACCGGCAGTGCGCGTTTAACGGTTACGAATGACGCCGCAAATAATGAAATAGATCTGGACGTAGCGGAAGCCGCGATCGTCCACCAAAATATTTCAGGCGCGGGCACCAACACCCATACACAAATTGACACCCATATAGCCGACGACACCAAACACCGTTTAATCAATGACGCGGGCACGGCTGCCACAGAATTGTGGAGTGCAAGCAAGATCGCTGCAGTTGATGCGGCGACCAATTCAGCCTTAACCACGCACACCAGCGACACCGCGAACCCGCACGCAGTAACAGCCACGCAAGTTAACCTTGGTAATGTTCCAAATTTAAAACAAAACTTAACCGCCACCACGGTGCCCACCGCAACAGACGACACGGGGGCTGGTTATTCCGTTGGATCGTATTGGTTTGATGTAACAGCGGATAAGGCTTACACGTGTTTAGATGCGACCAGCACAGCGGCGGTATGGATTGAGACAACCAGCGCGGGCACGGCTTATGACGAATCGGCGGTAGCAATCACAGGCGGCAATATTGATGGCACTGTTATTGGCGCAACGACACCGGCGGCGGCCACCGTTTCCACGTTTACAAGTACCGGGATCGATGATAACGCCACCACCAACCAGTTCACAATTACAGATACGGCGGCGACATTTGGCGGAAATTTAAACCTTGGGGATAACCAGTCTGTTTACCTTGGTGCCGGTAACGACATGGAGTTTTACCACAATGGATCATCGGCGTTTTTATTCAATATAACGGGTAATTTTAATATAAGAGCTAATAGCAATTCTGGTTTAGTTTATTTGGGATCTAAAAATAGCGTAGGAACATATAAAACCGGCGTGGAAGTCGGTGGCGCCACTCCATCTGTAAAATTACATTATGACGGTGTAGAGGCATTGGGAACCATGTCGGGCGGCGCTAGTTTCGGCGGTGATGCCAATTTTAAAATGTTTATGAATGGCGCCAACCCAAATATAAATTATGACTCGCAAGATTATTTTGTGTATCAGAGAGCATTGGATCAGTTTCGCTTGTATCTCGCCAACGTGCAGAGGTTCCAGCTAGATGATACCGCCACAGCGGGCAACACTGCGCTTTCTATTTATGATGTTGACAACGCGGCATTGGGCCGCGTAACAGTAGGCGCGGCAGATTCATGCGGTACAGGTTTTAAGTGTTTAAGAATACCGAACTAAAACGGGGAAATAATAAAAATGAAAAACTATATTTTAACACTAGTGGTTTTATGTTTGTCACTATCAGGATTTAACCAAGCCACCGCAGCACGAAAAGCCGCCACGCCGGTTGATGTTGTAACGCAGGAAGCCCAGCAGGCTGATGAATGGCTGATCACGGGTGTTTATTTGGTGGCGCATTATAATGGTGATGGAAACCTATCAGCAGGCGACACGGTAGAAAAAGATGATCATGGCAATTATATAAAAACAGAAAAGGTGGCGATCCATTATGCCGCGTTACTCGCTGGCAATGTCGTACTCACAAGCCATGTAATAGTTGAAAACAAAAAATTATTAACTTTATTATCAAGTAACCCCGCCGCCTATGCCGAGATAAAAAGCACAGCCAATGCAGCCCTAACATTAATGGGGATCGCCCCGGCAGACGCAAAAACATATTAATAAATAATTGCGGGGTAAGATCGTGGCAGAGCATGAGCAAAGAGAGCGCCGAGCGTCAGCGGTTGATCTGGCGTTATTGGCGCAATCGGTTAAAGCTTTACAGGAGCACGCAGAAACGCAAAATCATAGAATGGATCGGATGGAAGAAGCGATCTTGGTTAATGCTGGTTTAAACTCGACAAATTCAAAAACACTTGAAGCGATAAAAGAAAACACAGCCGGTTTAGTGTCGGCATGGAACACGGGCGGCAGTGTTGTAACGGTTGCCAAAGTGGGCGGCAAGTTGGCCGCATATTTCAGTATAATATCAGGGGGTCTTGCAATGGCGTGGCATTATCTAAAGGACACGGCCAAAGAAATTGCGGATCTATTATTTAACTGATGGCCAGCCGATTAATTACAGATCTTGCACCTAGAATGCAGGACATGGCGCATAGCTTTGTAAAATTTGCCGCCGCCAATGGTCTTGATGTTTTAATCTATTGCACCCACCGATCATATGAAGAACAAGCGCGCCTTTATCGACGCGGGCGATCACTTAAAACAATAAAGCAAAAAGCGGGCGAACTTGATCGCCTTTATTCTCGCCCGGATCTGGCTGATATTTTGATCGGTGTTGGTGCGCAGCATGGCCGCCGGGTAACTAATGCCGCGCCGGGCCAGTCGTTTCACAATTACAAGCTGGCATTTGATGGCGTGCCATTGCGTGAAGGTAAGCCGGTTTGGGGTGCGAAGCGTCAAGAGGATCGCGATCTTTGGTTGCAGTACGGCAAGGCGGGCAAGCTAGCCGGGCTGGAATGGGCAGGGGATTGGCGGCGATTTAAAGAATACCCACACATGCAGGCGCCCGGATTATCTTGGCGCGATTTAATACACGAACAAGCGGCGGCCACGTTATGAGAATACAAAAAGTTATGCTTTTGCTTTGCGTTGGTTTTTGTTTTACGGCGATTTTAACAGGGTGTAATATTTTACCTAAAAACGAAATAGCGCCAACGGTAACAAGCCCCACAGTAATAACGCGGCCCACTATTGTTAATGTAGAATGCAGCGGCGCCAAGTACCAGGATCTGAAAACCACCGATCCAAAAAATAATATTTTTTAGATTTGCGGGCGACTCCTCCCGGCAAAAAAACACCGGCCCGCGCCCGGTGTAATGACTCATGCTCGAATTATCTTAAAGGTATAGGAAAGCTTGAGAGCGTGGCACGCTTAACAATAAAAAGGGTATTCAATGAATGTTACATTTTTGGACACAGAAACCACCGGCTTGGAAGTGCAGCGCGGTGATCGAATAATTGAGATTGGCGCCATAAAGGTTGTGGATGGTGTAGAGGTTGATCGGTTTTATGAAAGGATAGATCCGCAAAGGCAAATAAACGAAGGCGCCTTTTGTGTTCATGGTATCAGTAACGCCATGCTAGAAGGTATGCCGCTATTTTCTGAAATTGCCCCGCGTCTAATTAGTTTTATTTCAGGCACAGAACTGCAGATCCATAACTCACCGTTTGATGATGAATTTTTAAGTATGGAATTAAAACGCGCAGGTTATGATCGGCTAGAGGCTTACGCGCCTATTCAATGCACATTAAAGCTGGCAAAAGAAATACACCCGCGCGGCGGTCACAGTCTTGATTCATTATGCGATCGCTATGGTATAGATCGAAGCCACCGAACACACCACGGGGCCATGCTTGACGCTGATTTATTAATGCGGGTTTACGATCACTTAATTAAAGACAAAAACAAAAAGACTGAGGGGCACTATTAATGCTTGCCGTTGTTGTTCACGGCTTCAATGATTCGGATAAAGGCAAGGGATCGATCGATCTTGTTATTCCGTACCTGAAAGCCGCCGGTTTTGAAATATTAAATTTTGATTATGGTGATTGGGGTTTGTTTGATGTTCGCTTTAATAATGACGCCCCGGCCAAAGAATTAGCGCGCATATTAAATGGCCGCGAGTGTGTCACGGTTGCACATAGTAACGGAAACCTGATTTGTGATAATGCGGCGGCTAAGTTTGGCGCCAACATTCTAGCCCACGCCGCCATTGCCCCGGCTATGGACAAGGATCGTATTTTTGCACGGTCGATGCAGCATATTGATGTTTACTATAATAAAAAGGATTGGGCCGTATTTTGGGCCAGCCTGTTATGGTTTAACCATCCGTGGGGGAAAATGGGGCGGGTTGGTTTTATCGGCACCGATCGCCGTGTTACCAATATAAACACAATAGGCTACACGCCTTTTATTGACGCCCCCGGCCACAGCAATATATTGCCACACCTTGCCGGTGGGTTGGTTTGTGCTGGTTGGGGTCAATATATGGCGGGCAGGTTGGCCAATGCGGTTGGTTTATTGACTGCCTGATATACATATATAAGGAATAACTACCCGGCCAGTTTTATTGGCCTATGCAAACGCTGGCCAAAGCGCGCCCCCGCTACCACCAGCGTTTTGCCCCCCGTTTTACCCGCCAGAGGTAAAGCACTAAAGGGGGCCGAACTTATCAGGGCAACTAGCCCATTTTCACTATTTTTAAGCCTTATTTCATCACCCACCAGATCCCTGATCGCTTGTTGTGCGGCGGGTATATCATTTAGATTATTGCCTAGATCGGCCACTTTCTTGCGGTAAATGTCAGCAGCACGCGGAAGCATGGCGGACACAGAGGGCAGATCTTCCAATTCGCTGATGCTTTCCTGTATTTCTGTTTTGTGGCTTTCTAGCTTCTCTAAGGCCGTTAGGGTGGTTTCTGTCCTTAATCCGTCCATTATGGCGGCGGTTAAATTCTCGAGTTTTTTGTTCACTGCCACCAGTTCCGTTTCAAGCGCGCCCCGCCCGTCTTGTGCCTGCATTTCAGTAATGGCCAGCCGGGTTTCTTTAATAAATAGATCCAAGCTTTCTTTGTTTGAAAGGTCTTTTTTTATGCCCGCAAGCAGGGTGTTTTCTATTGTTTTTCGAGGGATCGCGGTTTTGTTTGTGCAATGCGCCTTGCCACGGTTTCTGGCCCCCGAGCATCCATAACTATATTTACTTATCATCACATAAGACGATCCGCACTGATCACACTTCAACATGCCAGAAAACAAGTATTTTGCCTGATTTGGCCGCCCGCCTCTTTTAACGGTGTGGGGGATATAGCTTTTAATCTGCCTATCTTTTACCGCATCCCATAAAGCCTGATCAATTATCCTTAGATCGGGCATTTCTTGTGTTTCCCATTCATCTTGTGGCCGCTCAATGCGGCGGCGTTTGCCAGTATCAGGATCGCGGATCCATTTGCTTTGGTTCCAGACATATAAGCCTATATATAATTTGTTATTAAGCAGGCCGATCCCCGGTCTTTTTTTGTCACCGTATAAAGTCGATCTTGACCACGTGCCGCCCCGCAATGTTTTGATCCCTTTTTCATTGAGAGTTGAAGCGATCCACATACAGGAACGGCCAGCCGCGTATTGTTCGAAAATCCACTGCACCCATTCGGCTTGATCTTGGTTGATAACTTTTCGGGCGCCAACAACCAATGGCCGCCCGTAAGCGTCCAATTTTGTAGCGTGTTCGATTGGTTTGGAGATATAGCCATAAGCACGGCCACCGGCACTGTTTCCCTGTAACACTTGGCCAGCAAGCCCACGGTGTGTTTTAGCGGCGAGATCCACTAAATACAATTCATCCATTAACCCCTTGGCGCCACGCTGCAGGCGCCGCGCCATTTCGCCTTGGCTTGAGTCGTAACCGTCCGATATACCGATTAAACGCACCCCGTTTATTTCTAGGCGGCGGATCGCTTTTTCACGTTCAGGCATGTCACGGCCAAGGCGCGAGAGATCGTCTACTAGCAGCACATTAAATGCACCAACGATCGCGGCGTCCATTATGGCGTTATAACCGGCACGATCTTGGCGAACACCCGAAACAGCTTGATCCTCGTAGGTGGCAATTATTTTGGCCCCGTGCCGGTCGGCCCATTTTTGGCAGTTACGAACCTGATCGGCTATTGACGCATCACGCTGATTGGAAGATGAAAAGCGGGCATATATGGCGGCGGTGGTCATGGGTTACACCTTTGGTGTGTTGGGTGGTTTCTATTATTCATATAACGGCGAACCGATCCAGTGGTTATTTTAGCTTGGGTATATATTTTATGGTTTGACTGGAAGGCAAGCAGATAAAATGCCGATCGGTGTTGGTGGATTGTTTAGCCGCGATCGCTCTATTTTCGAGGCATTGCACGGGGGTTTCGTATGTGGCCAGCAAGGTGGGCCGCTCTGTTTCGATTAGCCATAAAAGGTAAATTTCAAACATGCTTGATCCTTGTTATTCACAATCAATATTAACAGGTGGCACGGGGGCGGGTGGGATCTGTATATCGGAAGCCATTAACGCCATATAAAGTACAAATGCAATCATAATTAATTTAAGGCTCACGTGGTGGGCCTTCCCCCGTGGTTAAATATTGCCGCCGCGTCTTGCTTGGTTGGCGCGCACGTTATACAGGCCCACTTTTTAATAAACTCCATAGGAATGGGGCCGCCGTTGTAACCCGGGCGACAATCAATAGCCCAGCCTTTCAGGTGTTTGTGTTCGTGGCCGCATTGCTCACAGGTTAGGAAATAAAGCACGGGCATAACCGGCTTTATGTTGTGCGTGTTATCGAGAAGGCGCAGCAACGGCTTGGCCTTTGTCGTTTTTGTTTTTTGCGCGGGTGTTTTTCTTTATGTGTTCCGCTGCAGCGTCACGGGCTAATAATTTAATCAGATCACGGTGAGCGGGCGCTATCATCGGGCCGCCTTTGCCGGTTCAAGAAAGGAACGGGGGCGATCGTTATAGCTTGAAACAAAACTGGCTGGTGGTTTGTTGGTGGCCGCCGTTTTTTGAATTAAGAAATTAACAGCAAGACCGCCAGCGCAATGCAAGCAAAATGGCTGGGAATCGAGCAACACCGCCGCGTGGTTATCGCAACCAGAGCAAGAAGGCAGATCGGCCACATGCTCGCAGGTTAGTGGGATCGCTCTCACTTGATCACCGCTGGCAATTCGCCAAACAGATCGGGAAGGGCGCCCGCAAGTAACACCACCAAGAAAAAGATAAACCCGGGTAAATGCGCCGCTTGTTTTTTTATAAAATTACACATTAGGTGCAAGACTAATGCACCATAAGTGTAATTTCAAGTAAATATGTTAATTAATTTTCAATTGATCGGGCGTTACTGGCTAAGGCCGATCGAATATACACGCGGCGTGCGCGCCAATTGTTCCGTTTTTATTTCGTGTTGTTCTATTTTTATTCGGTGTTGCTCGGCTTTAATTTGGCTTATTTGTTCCTGCAGCGCGTTAATGGTTTGAAACTTTAGATCGCCAGCTTGATGTTTATTGGCAGACATTTGGCCGCTAGCAAACGCCACGCAGGCGATAGCAGCCACCATTGCGCATACCTTTAAAAAATAAACAGTGTTTTGCTGATTTGCTGGCGTCAATCCATTGATAATGTAACGCTTGGCTAGCCTTTCCATTTCCGACATTTCCCCACCCCATGTGTTGTTTTTGTGAGGTAAAAAAATAGCCGGTTTTTATGATAGATCAAGTCTAATAATAATACGTAAGTATTTTAAAGGGCTAAAACACTAAATATGTCATATATACGCTTTTTTTCGGCAGGGATGCCGCGCACAAGATCGGCATATAGCAGGCTAGTGGCGCGGGCTAGCATGTCGGGGGTGATCTCATTATCGAAAGAGGCCGCCGCGTTTTGAACCTCGGCCAGCGCCTCGGCCAAGACAGCATGATCCACGCCGTGATCGGGGTCATTCTCGTTTTTAGGCATTTCACCATCACGAAGCCATTGCACCCGGACGCCCAGCCATTGCGCTATTTTTTCCATATGTTCAGGGCGTGCCATTGTTTCACCTTTCAAATAGCGCCGCGCAGTGTTTAAAGAAGAAACCCCAACGGCTTTTTTTAATTGTTCCGCGTCCGCGCCCAGCGCAGAGCGGGGGGCAATATAGCCTTGTTTCATCATTTCTGCTTTAAGCCGCGCGCCAAACGCCTTGGTTAATCTTGATTCTGTAGCCATGATCAATTTTTCCTTGTAAATAACGGCTTACGAAGCCGCACCATAAGTGTAAACCAATACAAAAAACCAGCCATTACAATGTTTTAGTGAAAAAGTGACATGGAAGTATAAAAAACTATTGACTTTTACACCTCTAGTGTAAGAGTATAGCCCCATGCTTAAAAATAAAAAGATTGTAAAAAGTGCGGTTAAGGATGCGGATGGAGTGGCCGCAGTGGCCAAATTCTTTGATTTTGGCTCGCATACCAGTGTTTATAAGTGGATCGACGCTGATCGCGTTCCTGCTATTCGTGTGATCGCGTTTATCGACTTCATTAAAAAAACGAGCGGCAAAGTCTACCAGCCGCACGAACTTAACCCGGACGTTTTCCCCGAACCTGAAAAAGCGGCTTAAAAGGCTGTTTTGTTGTTGAGTATTCATTGATTTAAGAGTTACACAAAAAGTGGAGAAACAGAGCGTTGAAAATCCAACAAAAAGAAACAAGATCGCAAACGGTGTTTAGACACACCCGCGCAATGCTTCACGCTACCAGCGACACCACAGAAAAGCTGGCTTTGCGGTTAATGGAAGCACACCCCACGATGGTGCCGCCGGGCGGCTATCAATTCAAAGACACCGGGAATCTGATCGCAGACGTAACAGCGAACACCCGCCGAATTGAACGCTGGCTAAGTGAGGACGCAGCGGCAAGCAATGGCCGTATGCCGATCGATGTTGAAGAAACTTGGCTGGCCTGCATGTTAGAGCCTTATAAAACTGACTGTTTTCGTGATCTTCATATTCGCGTTGGCACCATGCCGGTATTAATACCTAAATCGGGCGCAATACATGATCACAAATCCATTGCTGATTTAATGCGCGAAACAGGCGAAGCAGTGCAGGCGGTTGGGGAAATGATGGAAACCGGCGGCGGTATCGGCCCGGAAGATCGCCACTTAGCGGGCAACACTAAAAAACAATTAATTGATGTTATCGCGGCGGCTCACGGTTTGATTGAGCGCATAAACGAAGGCACCAAATAATATGTGCGCGAATAAAAAGAACTCTCCCGTTGGCAAGGATTCGCCAACTTGCAATTGCCAGAAAAAATGCGGCGGTTGCTTTTTTAATTCAGAGCCAGCCAAAGACCTTGGCGATCACGGCGTAGAAATAGCCCAAGAACTGCAGATCGAAAACCGCGAACAAGGCGGCCCGGATATAAAGGCACGTTAATGGCTAATAAGAACAAAACACAAAGAACACTTAACCCGCTTTTTAGTTGGCGCGGAATGGTTGCTAGTGATGAAGGGCCAAGCGAACCAACAACACGCCATGTTTTGTTGACCTTATCGCTTCACATGAACGAGAAGGGCGGATCGTGTTTCCCATCGATCACCACGTTAGAAAAAGAAACGAAGCTGGCACGCCGCACAATATTAAGGCACATAAAAAAGGCCACACAAAGCGGGTGGCTATCAATACGAAAAGAACACCAAGGCGGCAATAAATGGCGCCGCAATAATTACACCGCAACAATCCCAGCTAGTGATCGTCTGTCACCAGATGCTGGTGATCGTGTGTCACAAGGTGGTGATCCTCTGTCACAAGGTGGTGATCTTCTGTCACAAGGTGGTGATCCTAACGACACTAAGGTGGTGACACAGGATCACAGTAGTTCTTCATTAGAGGACGTCAAAGAGGACGCCAACAAAAGGGGCGCGGGTGAAAATCTGTTTTTAGATGCTGCAGACGTGATCGCTTTCTTGAATGAAAAGACGGAACGGCTTTACCCGATCGGTGAAGAACTGGATCCCAGCTTCGCAAGCCTAGCCGTATTAAATTTGTTAGAGCGAGGCTATACCACCGACACCATGCGCCAAGTGATTGCCAGAAAGTGCCGCACATGGTTAACCGATCCAAAACGATCGGAATGGCTGGCACCAAAAACATTATTTAACCCTGAATATTTTGAGAACTACGCAGCGGAGTGTGTTTAGTGAGTAATGACGTATCGCTTAAATGTGAAGATTGTAAAACGCCGCTTTTCCCCGGTGCTGAAAAATGCGGGTGTGGTTGGGTTAAAAACGCGGCGCCAAAGGCAGGCAAGAAAACCACGCAATGCAAATGTGGCCAGCCGGGGCAGTTTTTACACGGTGGCGTGTGGCGTTGTGCAGAGCATCACCAGCGCCGCAGAGATTGGGAAGTACAGCAAGAACAAAAAAACGGCGCAGCGGTACTGAAAGAACTTGAACAGATACGCGAACAACAACAAAAACGAAATAAGGAATTGGCCGCACGATGAAAAAAACAACAAGAGAAGCAATGCACAGCAGTGCCCGCATAGATTGGGCTACACCAAAGAAGGTTTTTGATTCATTGCATAAGGAGTTTAATTTTACACTGGACGTATGCGCCACCAGTGCCAACGCCAAAACGCCCAAATATTTTAACCGCCGGGAAAACGGGTTAAAGCAAGACTGGAATAAGAAGGGCGCTAACTGGATGAATCCGCCATATGGAGATCCAGAGCACCCATGCAAGAAGAATTGCAAAAAGAAAAAATGCGCGGAACGTGGCCACCACAACAGAAAATATATACCGGGGATCACTGATTGGGTGGAAAAGGCCGCCAACGAAATGATCACGCGTGGATGCAAAACAGTGGCGCTTTTACCGTCAAGAACAGATACAGGGTATTTTCATTCGTTCATATGGGATGAAGAAACGAACGGCCCGCGACAAGGTATAGATATTCGTTTTTATAAGGGCCGCATTAAATTTGAAGGCGCAGAACACCCGGCACCATTCCCTAGTGTGATCGTCGTTTTCGATCCGGTTTTATATTCAGTTCAAGAAGCAATGAAAGAAGGGATAAAAAAACAAGCTTTTTAGCGGGGTGATTTATGGCAGTGGCGCACGCAAGCAAGTTGGCATATCGAGAAGGCGAAGCGGAAGGCACGCACGCAACAGAGATCGGCAAAATTCTTGCGGTGATGCGTGCGGGGCAATATTTCACCCGCCGCCAAATCTCAAGGCTTACAGGAATAGAACCCAGCGCGGTGGCCGGGCGTGTTAACAAATTAGTTCACAGCGTGGGAATGTTAGAAGAAGCAGGCGAAAAGGTGCGGTGCCCGATAAGCACAAAGAAGGTGACGCCGGTAAGAATTAAAAACGAATATTTAGATAACCAATACCAGAGGCACGAAGCATGGGAACAACCAGCACTATTTTAACTTTTTGGGAAGTGGTCAGCATGTTCTTACCCCACTTAATCGTTGCCGGGGCTTTATTGGCCCAGCTTGGCATTAGTTGTTTTGGTTATTGGGCTAGTGGCCGCAGGGCAAAAGACAATAGAGAAATAGCCGCCGACACAATCACCACGGCTTTAGTTTTTACATTATTAATTTGGGGCGGTTTCTTTTCGGCCCCGGTTGAATTACTAAACGCGACATGGCAAGCAAAAATTTATTAACGATCCCGCCGTGGGCTAATTACACGGCGGTAGATGCCAGTGGCGAAGTATGGGCCTATTCGCATAAGCCCGACATGATAACGGATGGCTGGGATATTAAAAGCCGACCACATGCACAGGTTGAGCATATAGGCAGTATTTTAACTTTTGAAGATTGGCGGGATTCGTTGATCGCGATTTTTTAAGGCAGGCAATTAAAATGAAACCAGAACGAATAAGCATAGTTTCAGATGATTATATAAATAATCTTTTTAGTGGCTCTAACTTTGGTGAGGCTACAAATAATTGCGTGAAACGAAAAAGGAAACAAATAGCAAAAACATTGCGTGATCAGGTTGAGGGTTTTTGGTCTGGCCATACCGCTTACCATATAGCAGTTGACGGGGGGTTTTTAGTAAACGCGGGCAAGGGCGTGCCAAAAAGATTGACGCCGCTAGGGCGTGCGTATTTGGAAACCTACACAGAAAGCTAAACGGCGCGTCATTAATTCAACAAAAGGCAATCACTATGGTGGAAGAAATACAAGAACGCGTTTTAAGCGTTATCAGTGAGCAGCAAGGCGGTATTGAAGTAACGCCAGCGGACACGCTGGAACATTTAGGGCTGGATAGTTTGGACTTAATAGAATTGGTAATGGAGTTAGAAAGCAGCTTAGGCGACATAGTGATCGACGATCTGCAGGTTGAGGCATGGATCACTTGTCAGGACATTATAAAAACGTGTGAAGCCATAGCGGCCAAGGTCTGATCATGATTATCCGCGACAATATCACCACGCTAAAGCCCACTAAAGGTGTGAAAAAGTTACACGTGGAACAAAAGAACCAGCGCCGCGCCGATCGTTTGTTTTTACACCAGCTTAATATTGCCGGGTATTTTCACCAGCCAGCATTGTGGGAAGCGTTAAACCGTTGCGGAATATTAACGCCAGAAGATCACCACCAACGCATTTTAAAAATGTCATGTATTGCTCACGTGGATCGCAAAGGTTTTTTTGATCACATACCCGCCACCGTTTGCCAGTTCGAGAAAACCAACCCCGGCGGCTTTATGCGCGCAGATAATTATATTAGACCTTTACCGCCCGCAGGTTTGAAGCCAAAACAATTAGAACTAACTTGGCTGGCCTTGCCCGTTTGTAACCATCACCGGAAAACGATCGCAAGCAAGTGGCATGGCCGGGAGTTTAAAACATACCTTTGGGAAACAGCCCGCAATTTAATTGCACACCGGGCGCGGCTTTGTTTTTTAGAGATAGCAGGCAAGCGCGGCGAGTTGAACGCGTTTGATGTTGAAAGAGTGGAAAGCCTGATCGGGTTTTCTAGTGAGTTAATTATTCAATGACTGCATACAGAACAATAACAGTAAATTGTGATCAATGCGGAAAGGGAATTGTTACGGACGATTTTGAAAGCATACCCGAGGCCCGCCGCACAGCAAAAGGCATGGGGCTAATGGTTGTTAGAGTTGTGAAAAACGGATCGCGTTGGGATTTTTGCACATCGTGTGCAAAGAACTGGAAGCGATAAAGAACATTAACTAAAGAGGTTTTTATTATGGGTGGATTTACATTTGATCTTGATAATGAAGTGAAAATAATCGCTAGTGGTGAAACGGGAATAATCAAAGGACGCGCGGAATACGTTAACGCGGCTAATTCTTATTATATTGAGTACAAGCAGGCCAACGGTGTTGCGGTAACACAATGGTGGGATCAAAATTCAATTATTTTGGCTGATTAATAATGCAGCCCCTTTATTGGGGCTATTTTAAAAAGAGGGTTTTAATATGTTATTAAATAAAAACGCATTAACAGTGATCGAAATGATACGCCATAACATAAAGACAATACAGACAGCCACAGGCAAGCGGGTTAAAAGCGTGGCCATTTATAAGCATCATCACGATATTTTAACCGATGCAATAAGCACGGAATTAAAAAGAAGCAAAGACAACCAGCCCGCTTTTTTCGGTGGTCTTGCGCGTGATGCGAGCAGCATCGACGGTGTGACACTTCGCCCGGTAGCAGGATAATGGATTATGAATTATTAAGTGATTGGGCGCGCCGCGCTAATGATGCACTGCAAGCGGCTTGTGATGAAGTCGAATTATTAGCGGACGGTCAAAGCCATAAAGAAATCGCCAAGGTTAAGCTAAAGGACGCGCAGGATCTTGTTAGAGAATACGCCGCGCTAGAAATCGGCCAAACGGGTGTTAATGGCAGCAAGGTGGGTGTGGACGATTGGTACAAAGATGGCCAGAAATAAAAAGCCGCCCACGGTAGCGGATTATTTAAACCCGCTAGAAAAAGACGTGCAGGCGGCTATATTAGAGGCGTTGCAGTTTCACCCGTTAGTTGCATGGGCCGCAAGGATGAACACGGGCGCCGCAAAATTTAAAGACGCCAAAGGCAAGGCCCGCTTTGTTCGTTTTGGCTTTCCCGGCATGTCAGACATTATTGGCCAATTTAAAGATGGCACGTTTTTAGCGATTGAAGCCAAACGGCCAAAGGGTGAAGGGCCGACAGATGATCAAAAGGCATTTATGGAAACGGTTAACAATAACGGCGGGCGCGCAGGCGTGGCGCGATCGGTTGACGACATAGATCGAATATTCGGGGGTGATGATTGTTACAGCACATAGACGAATTGTTGAACACGTGGGCGCAGTGGCTTAACAGCGAAGGCGGAACCGTTGGGCCAAAAAGACCAGGATCTTGTATTAGCCCGCAAGCTATTAACACAGCGTTTAGCGGTGGCGTGGATCATGCTGTTAACGAAAAGGCGGGCGAACAAATGGATCGTTTGGTTGCGTCGATGCCTGATCACCTTATTAAAAAAACAATCATTGCCAAATACGTTAGAAGCGGCGGATCAGATAAAGTGGCGGCGGCCTACCTTGGCACCAGTGTAACGACATTAAAAAAACGAATAGACGCGGGCCACCATTGGCTTGATGGTGTGATTATGTCACCGCACCTAGCTGCAGAGATTGGGATCGATGAATTAAGGCGAGAAAATTGATCCCCGGTGATCCGGGTAACGACACGCCAGCGCGGCGCATAATATTTGCAATGCGTGATTTTAATGTGTCACAGCGGTTATACACGCGAATGGTTAAATATAAAGAAGCAAAGGCCGGGCGAAACACTAAGCATGTTTATCATGGAATTTATTCACTGCGCGGCGGCTTTTGTCAGTTTAGGTGGAATATTAAAGAACAGCGTTTTGATGAATTAGGGCTAGGCAAGCGAGACATCACGAAAGGCGATCACTATTCATTTAATATTATTTATACAGGTTATCCGATGCCAGAATACAAACAGAACGCGATTAAATAAATTATGAGTGGCCGCACGGTTTTGCAATCTCCCCTGATGCAATCCGTACCCCGTGTGGTTACTCGCCATATAACTTTATAACTTTTTAGATTAGCGGGTTAAAGCAATGAAGTATAAAACATTAATGATAACGGCGCCCGCGCCGGGGTTGTCGATAGAGTTACAATCTGCGCTTAACGATGAAGGCATAGAAATTGATAGCGAAGGTTCTTTGGTTGAGCCTGTTAGCGAATTATTAATGTTTAATATTATTGATGAAATGCCAGCAATCACACCAGATAAAAAACAGCATAAGCCGTGGGGCAAGAAGTACCGCAGACACAACAAGTGATAAACGAGGTAGGACTATGATCCGCATAAAAACATTGGCTTGGCAGATTAGATTTATATTTCATCTGTCATTGATAGCCGATCGATTTGAGCCACGCCGCTTTTGGCACCTAGCATGTGCATGGCTTTCTGATATTGAATACCTAGACGTGGATCCAGAAATAGTGGCGCATGAAGAAATGCAAACGTGGCAAGAACAAGAGGATAGCAAAAGAATGGATTTAAATGAGAAGAAAGTAAAAGCACTGGCGGTGTTCAATGAAAACAAAGAGCGGTTATTAAATAACGCCTTGGCCGTTAATGGCGTGCAAGGTAAATATATTAATTTCCCGATTAAAGTACCCGGTGCCGGTTCAGTTCGTGCCCGGTGGAATATTGCCGCGCAGGAATTTGACGCGGTATTGATACCAATTTACACCAACGGCAAGCCAAGCTTGTTGCCTGTAAAAGTAAACCAATAAAGGGGCGCTTTAATGAATGAGCATGTATATAAATATTTTAGGTGGCTTGCGTGGTGTGCCGATCAATCCGGTAGGCCGTTGCGATCGTTTTTCTTTTATGATTTTGCAAGGCAAGAGCGGGAAGCGCAAAGGGGTAAGGGGTGATTAAAATAATACTATTAATGTTTATGCCTTCTTTATGTTTGGCGCATTATGATGCCGATTTATTGCGGGTTATTGATGGTGATACTGTCTTATTTAATATTTATACACTACCGGGCCAGCAAGTTAGTGCCACGGTAAGGTTGGATCAGATTGACACACCCGAGAAGCGCGGCACGTCACGGCGCAAGGTGCCAGCATGTGAAAAGGTAAAAGCAGGCGAAGCCGCCGCCTTTACGCTTGAAAAGATAACCAAAGCCCAGCGCGTGCAGGTTAGTGGGTTGCGCCTTGGCACCTATGCGAGCAGGGCTAAAGACGAAGCAGGCGACAAATTACCCAGCTATTTGGGGCGTGTGTTACTGGATGGCCAAAGCCTTAATGATTTGTTATTACAGCACGGCCACGCCCAGCCATATACCAAGGACAGGCGGGCGGTGTTTTGGTGTTTAGATTAAGTGTTGACACGGGGCGCCCTTATAATTACTATTTTGGTGTAATTTGCAGAACTACCCACTAAACCGGCCCACCAGCCGGTTTTTTATTGCCTTGCGTTTGCCTTGGCGGTGAAGCTGGACACCTGATCCTTGTGTTCGGGTGAAACACTAATGATGCCGCGAAAGTCACTAGAACCATAGGCGGGCACCTTGCCGGTATCAATATCAAAACCAAGCGAGAACCCGGCAGGGTCTAAAGCGTCAGCATATATGGCCGCACCTTGCTCATGGCCACAAGAATTGGACACAGTAGCAAGCCAAGAAAATATAACGGCTATTTCACCGGATGAAGTAAGCCGCCCAGCAACGCGATCGACGGTCAAGCAGTCGGCGGCCAGTGCTGATTGGCTAAATAGAACGGCTAGCAGAATTAACTTTTTAATGATCTTCTCCATTTGCTGTATGCAAGGCTTATATAAAACAACAAAACCGGCCCCGCTTCAATAGGCGCAGCCGTTGGAAAGCCAACACAATGGGCCGCCAAGATGATTGATCTATCTTTAAAGTCGGAAATAAAGAATATTACGAAGTCATTTGATTCACTGGCCCGCGATCAGATCCCTTTTGCCACAGCGTTAACGCTTAACCAAATAGCATTTAAGGCTAGGGAAAAGACAGTTAAAACCATGAAGCAGGTTTTTAATAAACCAACGCCGTGGGTTTTAAGATCGGTTAGATACCAAAAAGCAAGCAAGAGGATTCTTGCCGCTAAGGTGGGGCTTGATGATTTTGCAGCTAAGGGCATACCGGGCAGGACAATGACCAGCCCCCACGTTTACGGGGGTACCCGCCGCATGAAGCGGGTGGAACAACGATTTGGTGCTTATCTTTACCCCGGCAAAAGTGCCAAGCTAAATAAATACGGAAACTTAACACCGGGCCGAATAGCTAAAGCGTTATCAGATACAGGCTACCAGCGCGATCCGGCACAGAATACAAAAAACACAAAGAAAAAGTATTTTGTTATAAGGAAAGGGGGGCGGGTAATAATCATGGAAAGGCAGAGCAAGCGATCGGTTGTGCCTTTCTTGATTGAAGGTAGCGCCCCAAATTATAGAAAAAGATTCCCGTTTAACAAGGTTATCTTGTCAGTATCAAAAAGAAATTTCAGTAAACTTTTTAATGAGAATATAAAACATGCCTTGGCTACGTCGAAATAAAAAAATAAAAAAGGTACTCCCGGGCCTTGCTCGTTTGCGGGTAATTCGAAGCACATTATTTTTTTAGTCACGGGCACCGCTATAGGTTGTTGTTTTAATGACAGATTTGGACCGCTTTAAATTCAACACAAAAGACACCGCCGCGATCATGGGTGTAAGCGTGCAAGCGTTTAGCCAGTGGCGCATAGAATCCCTAGAAAAAAAGGGGCGCGCGGTTTTTTACGACATACGCGAAGTGATAAAAAATCGTATAAACAAGGCGTCAGAAACGGGCGGCACAGATGCCAAGCTGGATTTGTTTGAACAACAAGCAAGGCTGGCAAAAGAGCGGGCCGACAAGGCAGAAATGGAAAACGATCTGGCGCGTGGCGAAACGATTGAGGTCGCCCCGGCTATGTTGGTTTTAGAAAAAACAATACTGGCTATACGCCAGAGGATTTTGGCTATACCGAAAAAGGGCGCCCGGTCATTGGTTGGGCTTAAAACCATGCCACAAGCCGAAGGCGAACTGGACACACTGATCCGTGATGCACTCGAAGAACTTGGAACAATCAACCCAGCAGCTTTATGCGAAGTTAGCGGAAACACTGCAGAGGTTCAGGCCACCGCCAAAACTAACGATAAGCCAGTGGGCCGACAAAAAAAGAAAGTTAAGCGCAGAAAGTAGCGCGGAAACTGGCCAATGGAATACCGCAAGATTTGAGCCGCTACGCGGGATCATGGATGCGGTAAGCGATCCACAGGTTCAGACGGTTGTATTTATGAAATCCGCGCAGGTTGGTGGCACGGAAGTGTTAAACAACGTGATCGGGTATTACATAGATCAAGATCCCAGCCCTATGCTGGCCGTTATGCCAACACTGGAAATAGGCCACGCGTGGAGTAAAGACCGGCTGGCGCCGATGTTGAGAGATACGCCAGCACTTCACGGAAAAGTGAAAGATGCAAAAGCCAGAGACAGTGGCAACACGTTATTGCATAAAACCTTTCCGGGTGGACATATCACGATCGCAGGGGCAAACAGCCCGGCGAGTTTGGCTAGCCGCCCGGTGCGTGTGGTTATTCAGGACGAAATAGATCGCTTTCCGCCAAGCGCAGGCGCGGAAGGTGATCCCATAAAGCTGGCAGATAAACGAACACAGACGTTTTGGAATAGAAAAAGGATCCGAGTTAGCACGCCAACGATTAAGGATCTTTCGCCAGTGGAACGGGAATACAACATAAGCAACATGCAGCGGTGGCACGTGCCATGCCCGCATTGTGGCGAACACCAGATCCTAGAATTTGAATATTTAAAGTGGCCAGAAGGTCGGCCCGCAGATGCTTTTTATACATGCCGCCATAACGGTTGTGTTATTGAAGAAAAAGACAAAAACGCAATGGTGGCCGCCGGTGAATGGCGCGCAGAAAAACCGGGAAGCCTGATCGCCGGTTTTCATATTTGCGAAATTTACAGCCCGTGGTCAAGTTTTGCAGAATTGGCCCAAGGCTTTTTGGAAGTTAAAGATCACCCCGAGCTTTTAAAAACGTGGGTTAATACCGCGCTCGCACAAACGTGGGAAGAAAAAGGCGGGGGCATGGATGATGGCGCATTAAGCGATCGCCGTGAAGTTTACGCGGCCCCCGTGCCTGATGGTGCAGTGATGCTGATCGCGGGCGTCGACGTTCAAGACGATCGGCTAGAAATTGAAACCGTGGCCTTTGGTAAGCATAAAGAAACATGGGGCATTGATTACACGGTGTTACATGGTGATCCCGGTAATATTGATTTATGGGATCAGCTTGATGATTATTTATTGCAAAGTTTCCAACATGAAACGGGCGCGGCGGTGCGAATTTATGCCACGGGCATTGATACCGGCGGCCACTTCACACAACAGGTTTATGATTTTTGCAAAAGCAGATGGAAGCGCCGCGTTTTTGCTTTAAAGGGTGTAGGCGGTTTTGGTAAGCCGTTAATTAATAAGCCCAGCAGAAACAACGCCAAGCGCGTGCGGCTGTTTTCGGTCGGCGTTGATACAGGCAAGGAACTTGTAAACAGCAACTTAAAGATCGCGGAGCCGGGGCCGGGTTATTGTCATTTCCCTGATCATTATGACGGTGATTTTTTTGATCAGTTGACGGCGGAAAAACTGATCACGAAATACACGCGCGGACGCGCAACAATGGCGTGGGTTTTGAAGTCGGCTGGCCGTAGAAATGAAGCTTTGGACATACGCGTTTATGTTCGTGCAGTTTACGAACTCGTTAGCCGTTCGTTGCATAAGTTAGCGCGCGGCATTGAAGCAAGAGCAATAGAAGCAAAAGAAAACCCAGTACAAAACGCGGCGGCGGAAGAAGCACCAGGATCTACAGACGCCGAAAATACCGAAAAGAAAAAAACAAAAAAGAAACGCACCGGGCGCAAGCGTAGCGGGTGGGTAAAAAATTGGTGATCCCTGAATGATAGATCCAAACGAAATACCGGAAGCAGAACCAGAACAGATCCAAGCTGGCGCCACGGTAAAGTGGAAACGATCGCTTGGTGATTTTCCGGCCAGTGCCGGGTGGGTGTTGTCTTATGTGTTTATTAACGCAGATGGCAAGATCACGATTACCACAACGGCAGACGGTGACGATCATCTTGTAAACGCGGCGGCGACCGTCACGGCGGCATGGTCGGCGGGTCGTTACGATTGGCAGGCAACTGCAGCCAAGGACGATGATCGTTACTTGATCGACAGCGGCGCGGCCACGGTGTTGGCGGACTTTGCACAAGCAGCAACAAAAGACGATCGCAGCCATGCACGTAAAACATTAGCGGCTATTAACGCAATGCTGGAAGGCAAGGCAACCAAAGATCAATCTAATTATGCAATCGAAGGCCGCAGCCTTTCCCGGTATTCATGGGGCGAACTGATCGAAGCCAAACGGTTTTACATGGGGTTAGTGGCTATGGAGAACCGCAAGACTAGAAACAAAAACGGCAAAGGCCACCGTGGAAAGCTTGGGGTGCAATTTTAATGCAAAGTTTAATTAAACGCGGTGTGTTGCACTTAATGGGCGGCGCCAGCCAAAGCAGTAAGCGCGGCGCCAACAAGAGAACAAGCAAGCGGGATTTTGCGGCGGCCAGAGTCAACCGGCTAACAGCTAGTTGGTTTACCCGTGTTATGTCAGCCAATGAAGAAATAAAATTTCATTTGCCAGCATTGAGAGCGCGATCACGTGATCTAGCCAACAATAACGAATATGCAAAAAACTTTTTCACCAAGTGCAAAACCAACGTAGTTGGGCCTGATGGCTTTATATTACAAAACCGCAGTAAAACACCGGAAGGCAAGCCAGCCAAAACATACAACCGGCTAGTGGAAGATGCTTGGCGCCGTTGGGGTAAGCGCGGCCAGTGTGATGCTAGCGGGCGCTATACATTCCACGAATTAGAAACCATGTACCTAGAAGCCGTGGCGCGTGATGGCGGGATCTTGGTGCGTAAATTACCGGGCTTTGATAATAGTTTTAGATTTGCCATAGAAATGATCGATATTGATCGCCTTGATCATGATCTTTGTTTTCAGATTGACGATAAAAACTATGTTTCGATGGGCGTTGAGTTTGGCGAATGGGATCGGGTGGCGGCTTTCTGGATAGGCTGCAGCAAGAACACACCCGGCGCAAGGTTTCAGGGTGGCAAGGCTTACCAGCGGATCCCCGGTAGCGAAATCATACACGGCTTTATGCCTTGGCGGACAGGTGCCGCCACAGGGGTGCCGTGGCTTCATGCGTCAATGGTTGGCCTTAATCATTTAGGCGGTTACGTGGAAGCGGCGATCGTTGCGGCCAGAGTTGGTGCGGCAAAAATGGGTTTCTTTAGTGGCCCCGGCGATGATTACGAGGCGGACGAGAACGAAGATCCAGAGGACAGCGAAGCGCCACAGATCATGGAAGCCACACCCGGTGAATTTGATAATTTGCCGAATGGTTACAAGCTAGAGACATGGGATCCAAAATACCCGCACGAACAATTTAACGACTTTACCCGCGCGGCATTGCGCGGCATTGCTGCAGGTGCGGGCATGGCTTACAGCAACTTAGCCAACGATCTTGATGGCTTGAGTTATGCCGGTGGTCGTTTAGGTGTAATGGAAGAACGCGAAAACTGGAAAATGCTGCAAACGTGGATGGCGTCAAGCTTTCACGATCAAATATTTTCGGCATGGCTTGAAATGGCACTTTTGAGTGGTCAGCTAGAGATTAACTTTAGCCAGTTTAATAAATTGAACGCCGCCACGTGGCAGCCACGCCGCTGGAAGTGGTTTGATCCGGTTAAGGATATTAAAGCAGAGATCGCGGCCATTGAGTCGGGCATAAAAACGCGCAGCCAAGTGATCCGTGAACTTGGTTTTGATCCTTATGACGTTTGGGAAGAAATGGCGGAAGAACAAGAACTAATAAAAAGCAAAGGAATAACTTTAGGCAGCGCCGAAGATTTGGGCGCAATTATGAGCGAAAGCACGAAAGAGGCCACCAACGATGAAAAATAAAATAAACACAAAAGGTATGGAAGCGCGAAAAATAAAAACAGGTTTAATAAGTCGATCCGCAATCTTTGAGCGCGGATCCATTGACCAAGAAAACCGCACCGTTGAGTTGGCTTTTTCTAGCGAAACCGATCAGGTTGAACGCTGGGATGGTGTGGAAATATTGGATCACGGGCAAGAATCGGTACGCCTTGGAAGGCTTACCGATAAAGCGCCGCTATTGGTTGACCATAACAGCAGTGATCACGTGGGTGTGATTGAGTCTGTACAAATCGACAGCCAAGCGGGAATTGGAAGGGCGATCGTAAGGTTTGGAAACAGTGCGCGCGCCAGCGAAATATTGCAGGACATTGTAGACGGTATTCGATCGCATGTTTCGGTTGGCTATCGGATTTATAAGAAAATGCTTGAAACAGTAAACGAATCAGGCCCGGACATTTACCGGGTTTTTGATTGGGAACCATACGAGATCAGTATTTTATCAATACCCGCCGATCATTCGGTTGGCGTTGGCCGTACTGGCGACGATCTCGAATTTGAAACCACCATTTTTGAACAACAAAAAACAAGAGGTATTACCCCTATGGATGATTTAACACCAGAACAAAAAGAAGAAAAACGCAAAGCCGATGCGTTAACACTGCAAAACGCGACAGCCGAAGCAGTACGCAAAGCAAGCGAAGGCGAAACGGTGCGAATCCGTGAAATTAACGCAATGGCTGGCCAAGTTGGCGAACGTGATGAAGATATTGCAAGCGTGGCGGCTGAATACGTGCGTGATGGTAAGAGCGCGGATCAATTCCGTGAACTTGTACTAGAACGCGTACTAAAAGCCAAGCCATTGGCGCAAGATGCACCACCAGCGGCGCTTGGTCTGAATGATCGTGAACTTGAACAATATTCTGTTATGGACGTTGTGCGCGGTCTGAAATCAGGCGATCACAGCAAGATCGGTTTTGCTCGTGAATTGTCCGATGAAATTGCGGCCCGCACCGGCAAAGATGCACGCGGCATGATCGTGCCACTTGATGTAATGGCACGCGGCATGTTTGAAGGCATGGCGCAGCGTGATCTATCGGTTGGCACCGATTCGGCGGGCGGCCATTTGGTTGGCACGGAACACATGGCAAGCATGTTTGTTGAATTGCTACGCAACCGCAGCATGGTAGCGAACCTTGGCGCGTTAGTTTTGCCGGGTCTTGTTGGTAATGTTGACATACCAACGCAAACAGGCGGAACCGCTTTCTATTGGGTTGATGAAGCAGGCGGCACGACTGAAAGTGATGCAACTTTTGGCCAAGTATTATTGACGCCCAAAACAATCAGTGGCCGTATGGACGTATCTCGCCGCTTGATGATGCAAAGCGCGCCGGGTATTGAAGCGTTATTGCGTGGCGACATGATCGCGGGCATTGGTGTGGGCATTGATGCTGCAGCCATTAACGGCAGCGGCGCAAGTGGCCAGCCTTTGGGTATCTTGAACGCCACCGGCATTGGTGATGTTCCGGGCGGAACAAACGGCTTGGCACCAACGTGGCCAAATGTTGTTGGGCTAGAAACCGAAGTAGCGGTAGACAATGCCGACATGGGCAATTTAGCTTATCTAACCACGGCGCAAGCACGCGGCAAGATGAAAACCACCGAAAAAGCTGCTAACACCGCCCGATTCATTATGGAAGATGGTGAAGTTAATGGTTTCCCTGCTTTCACTAGCCAGAACGTACCAAGTAACTTGGTTAAAGGCACCAGTGGCGCAATTTGTTCGGCGGCCATTTTCGGTAACTTTGCGGATCTTATTATCGGCATGTGGGGCGGCGTTGATATTAAAGTCGATGAAACCACGCTTGGCGATTCAGGCGGCACCGTGATCCGTGTGTTCCAAGATGTTGATGTGGGTTTACGCCACGTCGAAAGTTTTGCAGCCACACAAGATTTACTAACAGCGTAAGCCGTTAGCAGGTCATAAAAATAAGGCTGTATTGATCGGTGGTTATTCCACCGCATTGGGCGGCGGGCATTTTGCCCGCCGTTTCTTTTTAATTTGTCATAAATGCCAGCTATATGCTGGGAAGGAATAGGAACAATGGAACATAAAGGCATTAAATTAATTACTCACGTGCTAGTGACACGCGCAACGCAACACCAGCGCATACAAAAAGGCACGAAAGGCCAGCGCGCCACGGCAGCACCCGGCGACATGCTGAAAATTGACACCGACGAGCACACGCAAGATGGTGATATTAGTATCAAAGACGCAAAGACGCTGATCGATATTAAGAAAGCCGAGCTTTGCACCAAAAAGAACATGGACGACATGAAAGAACTGCAAGATAAAATTAAGCCAAAGAAAGAAAGCAAGAAAGAAGGCAAGCAAGAAAGTAAAAAATAATATTTTTTTAATATTATCACCTAGCGAAACCGCCCCGCGGTGGGGCGGCT